GTCTTTCCAGTAGAAGACTCTCCAGCAATAGCAGTAATCTTATTGCCAGATACACCACCAAATACACTACCTGAAACCAGTGCATTAAAAATGTACGAACCTGTGTCCACATAAGTTTCTGTTTCATCAATATCAGATGCAAGTTTGGTGTAGTCATCACCAATCTCTTTTACGATTTCTTTTAAAAAGTCCATTAGGCAACCATCCCGTATTGTTCACGAAGAATTTTTTTATAAGGCAGGTCCTGCTCACGCAGTTCCTTTACAAGTTTGAGTTTTTGATACAGAGCAGTATCACCACCAAGAGCCATTGCCCTTACAATAGTGGCAAGCTCTTTGTCATTAATAGGCAGATCCATTAAAAGAAAAACGATTCTAGGTTTACAGTTTTTTCCACATTCCATCCAATAGCATCCAAGATTGCCTTGAGTGGTTCGACAAAACTCTTTTCGAATTGTAGTTCATAATCAATGTACTTGTCAATGCCAAGTTCTTTGGGGAAATCTTGAATGAAGGAGATTACATTCTCCTGAATAATATTTGGTTTCTTCAAATAAAGAAACTTAATTTTTTCACCATTACCAATCAAAGAATACTTATTATTAAGTTTATTTTCTTTTATGTAATGGTTAAACAGAAGAGCACCACGAACATGAATTGGTGTTCCTTTGATGTAAATATCAGAATGTGAGTGATATTTACGTACGTCAGAAGCAGTTCTGGGGAAAGCAATCTGTTCAGGAGGAAGTGATTTAAATTTTGTACGGCACTGGTCAATAAATTCAATCACATCATCTTCAGTCCCGTTCATCATGAGTTTAAGACCATCCTTAATCATCTGACGGCAGGGGGCAGGAGTCGAAGATTTCACTGCTTCGATTCCCATCATCTTCAGTTTGGGTTCATTGTACTGAACACCCTCACTGTTCCATACGTTGAGAATATATCGCTTCTTTGCGGTCCAGATGCCACGTTCAGCGATATTCTCACGTTTCATTTGCATTTTTTGTTCATATGCCTGAACGTAATCCGCAAGGTTCTGATAGCACTGTTCGATGAATGGTTCCAACTTGTCTTGACAGATCTTGTCAAGTATTCCAACAATCGCTGTTTTATCATTAGACTTATTACCAAAAAATTTAGTAACAAGAGGTCCAAGATTAAGATAGATTGAGTCAGTGTCGGATGCAATGACATAATCAATATCTTCTGTTTTTAACAGATTATTTAGATATCCGTTCATTTTGTTCTCAATCCAGCGGATAGAGACTTGCCCAGATAAAGTAATCGCTTCTGCGTTTGCGAGTTTGTAATATCTAAAATACTGGTTACCGATAGCGCCATAAGCAGAGTTAAGTTGAATCTTACGAGCCATCTGGATATTGTTGCACCGTGCAATTTCCTTTTCCAAATCCTTGGTCTTTTTCTTTTCATACTCCTGTTTGGCAGCAAGCATCTTCTTTTTATAGATGGTTCGATCTTTATAAATCTTCTCCATCAGTTCTGGAAGGAAACCACGAACATCCTTACGATACATTGCACCATTGGCACATACCGCATTATCCTTGTACATTTCGAACGTTAGTTCTTCATTAAGTATCTTATCAACTGTAGCTGATGGGTGCCTCGTATCCCTGAGAGTCTCTGGCGAGATGTTGTACTGCATAATAAGGTGAGGATACAGAGAGTTAAGGTCAAAAGACACAACCCAATCATACTTTCCTGGAATCGGTTCCTTGACATACGCTCCCGCATATTTTGAATCCTTATCAGAACGTTCTTTCGGAGGAATTACAATATTTCTCTTCTTTAGATAGTTATAGATGATAGTATCCCACATACGAACTTGTGAAAACACATCTTCATAATTCACCTTGGCGTCATATGCCATGGTCAAAGCAAGTTCAATCAGTTTCATCTTGTCTTCCATACGGTCAACAAGTTCCACGTCAATAATGTTGTATTCTACAAACTTCTGCCAACCATTAGTATAGAAGTCTTTAAAAGTATCAAACTCGGAGTGGTCAAGTTTTTTCTGACCCAGTTCTACACTTGCGATGTAGTCAAGGCGATACGATTCCTGTGCCTTATAAGTAAACTTCTTATAAAGATCAAGATAGTCTAACTGTGAAATTCCACCAATGTCATAGGAAAGTTGCTTCCTACCAGCAATAAAAATTTCGTGCTCCGTTACCAGTCCCCAGGGAGAAAGACGCTTCATCAGTTTCTCGCCAATCACCCGATCCATACGACGGACCAGATATGGAATATCATAAAGTTTACTATTCCATCCAGTTAAAACTTCTGGTGTATTCTCCTCAATCATCCACCAGTTGATGAAGTCATTCAACAAATCATATTCGTTATTGAATTGCTTATAGTAGTGGTTGCCCTGTTTTAATTTGAATGGTCCTTGCCCCCAAGTAATAATTTCTTTCGTATTGTAATCTTGAACAGTAATCAGAAGAACTTCCTCTGCTGCAGATTCTACGTCTGGGAATCCATTTTCAGAGGCAACCTCAATATCAATAGTTGCAAGTTTGACTTTACCAATATCAAACTTGATTTCATTTTCGGAATAATTATCTGAAATGTATTGATAGATGAAACGCTCATTACCAAAAATTTTAAAACCTTCTACTCCATCATATTTTTTGATGAACTCTCGACATTCTCTGACAGATCCTGGTCTAACTGATTCAACATATTCACCCTCAAGAGTTTGGTATTTGGTTTTTTTCTTGCTGTTAACAAAAAGAGTAGGATAAAACTTCTCTCGGGTCATGAAGTGCTTTCCGTCTTCATAACCCCGAACAAGAAAGTTATCACCCACCATTTGGACGTTCGTATAGAATCTCATCAGTGATTTGACTAAATTTGTTTTCCTGCATGAACTTACGCTTGGCAAAGGTATTTACATCAACCTTCTTACCAGTATAAGTTTCATACGCCATCATGAACATTGTAAAATAATGCCAGTGTGCCTGTGGCATATATTGTGGAGATAGACATACAAAGATATAATCAAAATTATAATCTTCGAATACAAACTTATCTCTAGTATAAGTTTCGTACTTGTCTCCTAGAATCTCATAGTTGAAATCGTTTTTTGACAAGTTTCTGCTATTTCCATTAGTAATCCAATCATACTTTGTTAGTTTGTCTTTTACATGTAACCATGCACCCCAATTTCCCTCATGGACTCTATCATACAATCGGAGAGCTTCCAACTCTGCTTGCAGGTTATTTCCAGGGAAATCATCAGCAAAGTCATGACAAAAGATGTCATCATGATGATCGATATTAATCAGTTCAATATCTTCATGATTTTTTAATTCATATAGAATTTCATCATGTTCATACCCAAATCCAACATTTGAACAATTTTTTAATGCCTTCAAAAAAGCATCATAACAATAAATCAAAGATGCTTGATCAATATAAAATTGGGTTTCCTTGAAATTTGTAAACTCATACAGATGTTTCCATCTGGTCATTGGATCTTCATCAAAAAGAATATTACCATAGGTCTCGATACTTGGACCCATAATGTAATCAAGATCAATACTCAGTACCTTATAAGTCATGCAACAACCTCTTTGTACTTGTCCATCATACTTTGAGATGGGTCAACGATTGTTAGAAAATTATCAGATCCAATCATGAGAGTTCTTTGATCTGTGCAAGATGGCCATCTTTGCAAGTTTTCTTCAATAATCTGAAAGGGATTGACCAACCTACAATCTGGTTCTCCAACTTCTGCACCAACCTCTATCATTTCAGAAATGATAGTTATTCCTGTCTTTAGTAATAAGCATTTAATCATTTTGAGTTTCCTCAGAACTTACATATTTTTGATACATTGCTAAAACACGATCAACTGGATTCATTACGGTGACAATCCAGTCTTTTGGAATAGCAAATTCTTCATCATCAGTAATCAAAAACCAAGAAGATAAAGATACCTGAACAGAAGAATCCATACTTGTCTCTTCGGAAAGAAACATAGGAGATGTCATATCAACTTTTTTTGGTTTGATAAACAGATACCCGATGACTTTTTTATCATCATCAACGAGTTCTTTGATATCAGAAATCAGAACTTCACCCGATTTCAGTAGTGCCAATTTTACGCTCATAGTCAGTTCAATCCTCCATACATTATAGCAATAAAAAAGAGGGGCGTCAACTGGATTTTGCCAGTTGCCCCTCGTGGCATAGCGACGACGATATTCAGTTTTATTTATTCAATTTTCAGGATGTATTATGAAATGACAGGCGACAGGATCGCCCAACTAAAAAGAGAAGATACAGTTCCTAGTAAAAGAGTGGCGGTGGTAAAGTTCATAATCCGTCCTCCAAGTTACGTAATTATATAGCAATTATGTATCATAGTGATACAAAAGTCTGTCACAACCGCTACTGATCTATGCTCAATTGTTTAGGTTTAAAGATAATCTTTACGTTGATGATGCTCTGGGACAATCTTACCCAGTTCAATGACTAGAAGCCCATCCTCAAATACAACTGATCTAACTTCCGTTTCATCTGAGAGGGTCCAAGCTCTGGTGAAAGATCTCTGAGCCATTCCTCTATGGAGGTATTCTGTTCCAGATTCTTTATCTTCTTTTTGTCCTTCGACAAAAAGTTTTCCGTCTTGTGTGTAGACATTGACTTCTGCCTTCTTAAATCCTGCTAGTGCTATTTCAAGTCTTGACTCTACGTTGCTGACTTGAACCAGATTATATGGCGGATAATTCGATGTGGTTTCGTGGAGTTTAAACACACGATCGAAGTATTCGTCAAGACCAATACTGTTTCTATTTATACGATCTAACAGGGCAGGAAGATCCA